TCACATCGCCTGAATCACTAAAAGGACTAAAGGGCGCGGAGTATAGGAAGGCTTGGAACAAGTTGCATAGAGAAAAGTGCAGGCAGTCTTTGGCTAAATGGAGAAAAAACCACCCAGAAAGAGTGAAAGAACTAGGGAAATTGTGGTATTCAAAGAATCCATCGGCGATCAAAAATCTTAAAGAGCAATCAAAAATTGACGGAAGATACGAAAAGTCTCAGGAAAAATATTATTCTGGAGCAGAGCAAGCAAAACAAAGAAGGCAACCGTGGGGACCAGTTGAAGAATGCATCGTAATGGACAGCGGTAAACCAGACAAAATTATTGCAGCCGAGCTTGGTAGAAGCGTGAAAGCGATTGAAGTTCGCAGAGCGCGGCTTAAAAAACAAAATGCCATTGAAACGCCATGAGCGGAAAAGGAGACACGCCGAGGCCAGTCAACCAAGCCAGATTCGCGCAAGGATGGGAGCGGATTTGGGGAAGCGGATTTGATGAGCCAGCCTGCCGCTCATGCGGCGGAAAGGGGTTTCACTACGTGGTTCCTTCAACCTATTCCGAGAAAACACCGTGCGAAATGTGCGGAGGAACCGGGCGAAAGAATCAGAAATGACAGCGATAGCCGTAAAAACCCAGCAATTTCCCCACGTTTTAGCGGCGGAATCCTACGTTTCCGGGGTGATTTCCGGCAAGATTCCTGCCTGCAAGTGGGTTGTTTTGGCGTGCAAGCGGCATGTTCGGGACGCAGCGGCGAGCATCACGCACGAATTCCCCTACGTTTTCGACCCGGAACGAGCGAACAGGGCGTGCAAATTCATGGAGCTACTACCCCACGTTAAGGGGAAATGGGCGGTTCCGGACAGGAAAACGCGGCAACCGCAGGCGATGAAGCTTGAGCCGTGGCAAGCGTTCATCATTTGCTCCATCTTCGGGTGGGTCAAAAAGAAGAACGGCAAGCGCAGGTTTCACAAGGCGCGGATCTATGTCCCACGGAAAAACGGTAAGTCGTTCTTCGGCGCTGGAATCGGGTTGTTCATGTTCTCGAAAGACAACGAACCCGGCGCTGAAGTCTATTCAGGCGCGACCAGTGAGAAGCAGGCTTGGGAGGTGTTCGGACCAGCGCGGCAAATGGCGCTAAAGCATCCGAAACTCGCCCCCGGACTTGGGATCACGATCAACGCACAGTCCCTAGTTCGCGAAATCGACAACTCAAAGTTTATCCCGGTCATTGGTAAGCCGGGAGACGGTTCCTCGCCTCACTGTGCGATCATTGACGAGTATCACGAACACAAGACCAGCGAGCTAATCGACACCATGGAGACGGGCATGGGGGCGCGCGAACAACCGCTCTCTCTGGTCATCTCCACCGCAGGCGCGGACCTTGCCGGACCTTGCCGCGAGGACTGGAAATTGTGCGAGCGCATTTTGGAAAACCTCGACGGATTCAGCGACGAATCGACGTTTGCAATCATCTTCACCATCGACGAGGGCGACGCATGGGACTCCGTTGAGGCGCTCCGCAAGGCTAACCCGAACTTCGGCGTTTCCATCGACGAGGATTTCCTAGCCGCCGAACTCGCCAGCGCACGGCAAAACCCATCGAAACAATCACGCTACCGGACAAAACACTTGAACCAGTGGGTTTCTTCCAAGTCCGCGTTTTTCAATATTGCGACATGGAACACGCTCGCCCAGCCGATCAAGCGCGAGGAGTTCCGCGAGTTCCCGAGCTACCTCTCTGGCGACCTATCCAGCAAGCACGATCTGACTTGCCAGATGCAGCTTTTCTGCCTTCAGGATCGACGCTACGCCGTCTTTGGGCGCTACTGGATCACAGAGGCCGCGCTAGAGCTTCCGCAGAACCAGCACTACCGGAATTGGCACATTGCCGGGAAGCTGGAAATCGCCGGAAAGGACATCATCGACTTGCGCCCGTTCAAAGACGCCGCGATTCAAACATGCTCAGAATTTGAAGTGGTGGAAATGCCGTCAGACCCTAACCGGGCGTGGGGCGTTTATCCCGAGATGGAACGGGAAGGGGTGCCAATGGTCGAATACCGCAACACGGTTTTGACCATGAGCGAGCCGATGAAGGAGCTAGACGCGCTGATCCGTGCTGGCCGAATCGTTCACGATGGCGACCCGGTTCTCGCATGGGCGATTTCCAACGTCACCGGGCAAATCGACAAGAAAGACAACGTGTATCCGAACAAGGACGCGCCGGAAAACAAGATCGACCCTGCCGTTTCGCTGATCATGGCGCTTGGTAGGGCAATGACCCGCGACCCGGAGCCAGTCGGCGGATTCTTCTCGTTTTGAACCGAAAACAGGAAAAATGCGGAATTTCTTTGCCGATTGATGCAATTTTCTTGCACTTGCACATTTTTTTCGGTAACGGTTGCGCGTGCGAATGCTGCGAAGTATACGCGAATCCGTTGGGTTTCGGAATAAGTGGCGGGGGAGTCATTCCCCCGCTGCGTCCGAAGTTGTGCGTTTAGAGCCTGTCGGGGCGAATCTCCCCGAGAAACGCAGCACGCACACGGAGCTTGGCGACCTGAAAAGCGGGCGCATCGTCGAAATCCTTGGTTCGCCAGCGTCCAGCGGTGCGGCGGTCAACGAGCAAAGCGCACTTGGCGTGTCAGCCGTCACCGCGTGCGTCTCTCTCCTCGCCCAGATGGTGGCGAAACTTCCGCTCTACCTCTACAAGGACACCGGAAAAGGCCCAAAGGAAGTCACCAACCACCCCGCCGCCTACCTGATCGGAAAGTTTCCATGCGACCTGCATACGTCGTTTGAGCTTCGCGAGTTAATGGAAACCGGAAAGGGGCTTGGCGGCAATGGATACGCCCGAGTTTTCCGCAATTCGTTCTTTGAGCCTACCGCCATCGAATGGCTAGCCCCGTGCGATGTGGAACCGCGCAAAGTCTCGCGCAAGTCCGGGTCTTTTGTCGCCTACAAGATCCACGGCGAGGCCAACGAGCTAAACCGCTTTGATGTCCTCCACATTCGCGGGTTCTCGCGTGACGGCGTTTGCGGCATCTCCCCTATCAGGATGCTCCGCGAGTCTATCGGCACGGCCCTAGCGCAAACCACGGCGGCGGGGTCACTGATTCGCAACGGGGCGAAGTTCAACGGCTTCCTTCAGTCGGATACGATCTTCAAAAAGGAAGTCATCGACGATGCGCGGGACGAATTTAACCGCAACTACTCTGGCGCACTCAATGCCGGACGCGTCCCGGTGCTTAATGGAACCTTCAAGTTCCAAGCCGTCAACGGTATGTCTATGGTTGATGCTCAGTTTATCGAGTCGCGCCGCTTTGAGCTTCAAGAAATCGCCCGCCTTTACCGCGTTCCTGCATTCCTGATTGGTGACACCACAAGCTCGACCACATGGGGCAGCGGCATCGAACAGCAAACGCTTGGATTTCTCAACTTCTGCTTAGACCCGCACCTTGTGGCGTGGGAGCAAGTGTTAGCCTACACGCTCCTAACAATCGACGAACAGCGGAAAGGATTCTTCTTCAAGTTCGACCGCGACCAGCTCGCAAACGTGGCGCTAGAGGCCCGTGCAAACTTCTACCAGACCATGCGCAATATCGGCGCTCTTTGCGTCAACGACATTCGCGCCAAGGAAGGCGAACCGCTGATTTCCGCGGAAGACGGCGGATACGACTACAACAAGCCTTTCAACGCAAACGCCGGAGCCGCCAAGCCCGCGCAAGAATCAGCACCCGAACCCGTGCAACCATGAAGCCAAATCTTCCAAGCCTTCCAGAGCGCGAAACCCGCTTCCTAACGGGACAAGTCGAAATCCGCGCCGCCGCTGAAACTGAGAAGCCGCCCACCGTGCGCGGTTACGCGGCAGTTTTTAACAAGGAGTCCGAAAACCTCGGGTCTAACTCCTATCAGTTTCGCGAAATCATCGAACCGGGAGCGTTTGACGACGTTTTGAAGGACGACGTTCGGGCGCTTTTCAACCATGACCCGAACATGATCCTTGCACGTTCCAAGAACGGCGAGGGCACGCTAACAATCGGATCAGACGCCACCGGGCTTTTCTATGAATTCGCCCCACCGGACACGCAGGCAGGCCGCGACCTGATCGAAAACATCCGACTTGGCAACGTCGATCAATCCTCGTTCTCGTTCACCGTCGCGAAGGACGGCCAGAAGTGGGAGGAAAAGCAAGAAGGCGACGGACCAGTTATCATCACGCGCACCATCAAGAAGGTTGATCGCCTCTACGACGTTTCGCCAGTGACCTATCCAGCATACCCGGACGCCACCGTTGCGCTCCGCTCGCTTGAAGAATTTCGCAAGGAGGAACCGGAAAAGCCGGAGCCTCAAGCCGAAGACCACTCCCTTAGCCACTGGCAGCGGCGAATGGGTCTTATTGACAAGACTGCCGAATCAAACAACTGAACGCATGAAACTGAAATTGCTCCAAGAAACAAGGGGCGGTCTTGTCAAACAAGCCCGCGAACTCATCGACGCCGCAACCGCTGAAAATCGCGGGCTTAGCGCGGACGAACAAGCCAAGCTCGCCACGATGGAAGGCGAGATCGACGGACTCACCGCAACCATTGACGCCGAAATCCGGCAGATGGCCCGTGAAGCTAACAACTCGCCAAGCTTCTCCAGACAGGAGCAAAACGACGTTAATAAATTCAGCATCGGCAAAATCGTTCGGCACCTTGACCGGGTGTTTCGTGGTCAGCCATCAACCATTGACGGCATCGAGGCCGAAATGATTGCGGAGGGCAACAAAGAAGCCCGTGCATGTGGGGTTAACGCTGGTGGCGTTGCGCTTCCGTCCATGCTTCTGAAGCCGTCGCTTGATCGTCGCGCAAACCTGAGCGTTACCGGAGGCACTACCGACCAATACGGCGGGACTCTGGTTGCTACCGAAAAGCGCGGCATCTTTGGCGACTTCTACAACTCAAGCGTGCTTGAGCAGGCGGGCGCAACAGTCCTAACCGGACTTGTCAACAACCTTGACCTTCCGAACTACACGAAGGGTTCCGCCCCTGCCAAGAAGACCGAAAACGAAGCCGCTGGCGATGTCGCCGGAACGTTTGCATCACTCAGCCTGTCGCCTAACCGCCTTGCAGGATACGCCGTCGTTTCTGACCAACTGCTTGCGCAGAGCAACGAGAACATCGAGTTGATTGTTGGCGCGGAAATTCGCAACCACATGAACCAAGTTAAAGAGCTTGCGTTTTTCCACGGCGGCGGAACTAACGAACCAGTCGGCATCGCCGGAACTTCTGGAATCGGTTCGGTTGCTGGCGGAACCAACGGCGCGGCACCTACCTACACCCATCTAGTTGGTTTGTGGAAGGCTGTTGCTCAAGACGACGCAGACATCGGAACTACAAGCTACTTCACTAACGTTGACGTTGTTGGCAAGCTGCTTGTTACTCCAAAGGTTTCCAGCACCGATTCCAAAATGGTTCTCGAAGACCTTTCGAGCGGTTTTCTTGGCCGTGGAGTTCGCATGACGAACGCCATCAAAAACAACCTCACCAAGGGTTCCGCATCCGCCACTTGCTCCGCCATCTTCTACGGAAACGCTGCCGATTTCTACGTCGGTTATTGGGGTGGTGTTATGCTCGAAATGGTCCGCGACTCCACCGACGCCAAAGCAGGTCAACGCCACCTTGTGGCCAACACCTACTACGACGCAGGACTCCGCCGCGCTCAATCATTTAGCGCCATGTTGGATGCGCTTGCAGCCTGAACCGTCATGACCCTAACCCCCTTCCTGAATCGACACGCGGGCGAAACCGCTTGGCTTTTCGGGAAGGGGCCTTCTCTAGCAACTTTCGATTTCAACAAAGCCGGTCCGTTAAGAGCGGCAATCAACGATGTTATCGCCCATGTTCCAAGCTGTGCTTACGGTTTTGCTAACGATGGCGTGCGCCAATGGGTTGACGTTTACAAGCAAGGCCAGACGCTTTTCCAGCCTGAGCGAGGACTTCAGGAATACGATTGCCGCGAGTCTATCAAGTGCGATGTCGTCGCATTTCCGGACACTTACGCGGCGCGTCGCGGGACGCTTTGTTCAGCGATTCAAATCCTCAAATTTTTCGGAGTTTCCACAATCCATCTTGTCGGCATCGACGGCGGGAAAGTTCACGCCAGCGGGTTCGAGTTCAGGACTCGGATTCAATCGTTTCACAGGACCGCTTACGACGAAATCAGAAACGATGCAGTTCTGCTAGCCGACGAACTCGGGATTGATCTCATTTTCCACAACCAAGACCATATTATGACAGACGGAAAAATCACAATGCGAATCACGCGAAACTGTTTTGTCTCCGGTGAACCGATGGCAGAGGGAGAAATCAAATCATTTCCTCCGTTGGTTGCACGCGACCTGATCGCTTGCCGTGGCGCGGAGGTTGTCACCGATAAGAAACCAGAAATTCCAGTGCGCGAAGCCGCCGCGCTGCAAACACCGATCGAAACGGCATCACTTCCGCCAGCCACCAAAAAGCAACGTTGATGCGCCCGCACTACGTCCAGACCGTAACGCCCGCTTCAGAGCCGATCACCTACGATCAGGCTTGCCAGCACTTGCGCGTCGATTCGGCAGACGATCAGGCATATATTGAGGCGCTGATTCCAGTGGCTCGCCAACACGTTGAAGACCTAACCGGGCGCTGCTTCATTTCGTCAACGTGGCAATGCACGGCGGATTCATGGCACGCGCTCACTGATGGACGATGCACCGACCGCTTCACTCTTGGCCGCTCTCCGCTGCTAACGGTTTCGTCGATTAAGTATTACGATTCCACTACTGAAGAACTCACCACGATGGACGCGGCAGACTATCGCGTTGTCACGGCGACCGAACCCGGCACGATCCAGATTCCAGACTCGTTCCCGAGCGTGATGGACAGGCCGGACGCTATCCAAATCACGTTCACGGCTGGGTATCCAAACGCCAATAGCATTCCCGCACCGCATCGCCACGCCGTCAAGCTGGTCGTGTCGCATCTCTATGAACAGCGCGTGCCTATCGCATTCGCGCAGGCTTACGAGATCCCGCACACGCTCCGGGCGCTTCTCGAAAACAGCAAGATTGGAGGTTGGTCATGAACCCCGGCAAGATGGATCGCAGAATTACCATTGAGTCACGGACCATGGACAGGGACGCGGCAGGCGGGCGCACAGAGGCTTGGACAACCGCCGCCGAAGTCTGGGCGGAACTTGTCACGCGCAAGAGCAAGGAAGCAGCAGCAGCCGATTCTGAGCGCCCTATGGACTCGCGCACGTTCCGTATCCGTTTCCGCACGATCACAGAACACAATCACCGCGTAATTTACGACGGCAAAACTTTCAACATCACGGGCATTTCCGAGGAAGGCCGCAAGCAAACGCTACTCATCGAGGCGACCGCCGCAACCGCAATCCCGGCATGAACGAAGGTCAATTCAAGCTTGAGTTCAAAGGAATCCGCGAGCTTGCGCGGAATCTTGAAAGCTTGCCGGACAAGCTGCAAAAGAGCGCTGAAAAAGCCGTGCTTCGTGCTGGTGCTGTGCCGATCCGTCGCGTGGCGAAAGCCAAGGCTCCGGTTGGCACAGGTCCAGCCAAGGGACTCCTGAAAAAGTCCATCGGTCTATCTGTGAAAAAGGTCAAGGGCATTACATCCGCCCGCGTCGGCCCCCGCAGCAATCCGGTTTCACTAGGGATCAAGATCGCCCGCAAGACGAAGGGCAAACGCCGCAAGGGTGAACCCTACGAAGCCTTCAAAAATCCGGTCTATTACAGCCACCTCGTCGAATACGGCACCGCGCACAGCGCCGCGAAGCCATTCATCCGCCCCGCCGTGGACCAGACGCAGGACGAAATACTTTCTGCCATGTCAACCGGACTCGACAAGCACCTAACCCGCCAAGTCGCCAAGCTGAAGAAATGAGTTTTCAATCCGACATCTTCGACGCAATCAACGACAGCGAGGCGATTTCCGCGCTGATCGGAGAGCGTTTCTTTTGGGACGTTGCGGACGGCGGAACTCCCCCGCCCTATCTGGTTGCGCAGGTCGTTTCAGGCGACGGCATCACCGACCACGACGGAGAGCGCCCGGTTTCTGCATCGCTGGTTCAATTCACGGTTTGGGCTAACGGCAAGGCCGAAGCGATCAACGTCATTGCCACGGTGAAATCCGAGCTTGAAGGCGTCGCGCTAACCGGAAGCTCAAATACTTCACTCCTCTACGCTGGCGAGCAATCCACACGCGACCCGGACACAAGACTCTTTGGCGAGATCCTAGAACTTCGCGCCGTCCACACTCCCAACCAACCAACATAAGCCATGGCCAAAACCAAACCACCCGGAACCCCCCTTTCCCGCCCCCCC